CCATTAGTGGTAGTTATTCTCCTTAAAGAATTTCCAAGCCCGACAGGGGGTATGATACCTGTGAAAGATATACTCTAACCCTCTGTCGATTTGCTTGGTTGCGGGGGTGTTTGGGTCAAGCCCCAGTATTTGCGGGATACCGCCAGCATTTCTACCCATGACTTTTATTTTGTTGTATGCTTTGGGATTCCATGCTGACTCTTTACCCCACAATCTACTGAGGCATGCCATTTGTTTGTCACGCCAGACAGATAGTCTGTCGAAGGCGTAACCTTTGCTATCCTCTTTAGTCCATACCTTTTGGGTATGATACTTATGTGGTTGAGTTAGGGGCTCAACAATCACAATCGTAAAGATAGCAGTAAAGATTGCTGCTACTGTTAGTCTACTAAAATACTTTGCCATGTTCTCACTCCTTCTGCGAACACAATAGCGTCGCTACGGATAGTACGATTAGTGTCTATGCCAGCGGTAAGTATTCTATCACCGGCTAGCATACCACCCCATATACCATGCTCTATATTCTCGGGCTTCATACCCTCAACTAAACACTCTGCTTTGATGGGGCAATCATTACAGATACTAATTGCTAGCATAGCTCTGCTCGCAACTAGTTTGCGCTTAGCATTAGTAGGTCTACCTGCTGGTTGCTCAGGAAACCATAAGTCAGGGTTGGGGTGCGTAGCACACCGCCCTCTAGAAGCGTAGAACTTGGCAGACATTTAGTTATCCTCTATTCATAGTAGGTTTATAGATAGGATGTACAGTTACAATACCTGATAGCAAGTCAGCCCAGTCAAGGGCTTCATCTAAGGTATCGAACGCACCATAAAATGCGGAGCGTTTAGCGGTGTCGTCAGGGAATACGATAACAACGTAACCTGCCACCAGCATACCTGCTAGTGGCTCGGCTACGGCGATACGATTACGCTGAGAAGATGACGTCGGTGTATCCGTCGAGTCTGTCATGATTTGTGATTAGTCCCTTCTTGCCGTTAAGGTGTAGGTACTTGCCGTCGCCTAGTGATACCCACATAGACTTAGGCTTGAAGCGTAGTTGGTCTGCTTGTGCTTTGAGAATTGTACCACGTGGGTGGTAGTCCTGCTCATCTGCTTTGCTCTCTAGTAGATATGCGATATCACGTAGTTCATCTGCTAGGCTAATTAGTGCTGTGTTTGTCATGGGTTTCTCTCTCTAGTTGGTTGGTTAAAATGGTACTGCTTCCTGCTTATCTTTATTATACACTCTTACCCAATGGTTGTCAAAGTCGTTGCTTTGTCTGGGATATACACGGGCAGAGTATGGGGTGTAGCACATACAGTCTTGCCATGTGCTCATACATGACATACACGTGTCACAGTATTGGCATACTTCTGCTGACAAGTCTACGTCAATGAGTGCTTCACAACTAGGACACATATCTATGACTACCTCTTGGTCGTTAGCGAGCAGCAACTCATTGTAATAAGTCTGCTCGGCATCATAGTCTGAGTCCGTGTATGATTTGGTGGTGGTAGTGGTGGGTGTATAGGTTGTCTTGTATGTAGATGTGTACGTTGTACGCTTGTGGCTACTGTTAGACCACCATACACCATGCTCGTCCCATGTACCTAGATGTTCGTTGATTAGGTACAGTTGGTACTGTGCTTTTGGATTAGTCGTGAGTACCGCTATCTTATTACCGGTAGCCCACGCTTCTATCATGCGGTAGATATTGGTATCCTCTAAAGCAAGGACACCGCCGAGTCTAGGTAAAGTATCCTCGGCAAAGACACGCGTATCGCTACGCTTGTCATGCTTGTCGATAAAGGTATCTAGTACACCATTGTGTGCTAGTACTGTATCGGTATCGTCACCCACTTGGAACGGGTGACAGTTAGCCTCATTTTTTACACCATGCGTAGCATAGCGGGCATGCCAGATAGCATAGCCGTGAGGATTTTGTTGGCGCATGTGGATAAACTTAGACACGGCTTTGCGAGCAGACATGGTACGATAACGGAAAATCTTGCCGTCAATTACCATAGCGAACCCGTAGCCGTGTGGATTAGCACACGCGCCGGCTGTAAGTTCCTCTCTCTTTGGTATAGAGTTAGGCTTACAGACAACTAATAGACACATACAACACCCCCTAAGCGTTGAGTAGTGGTCGGTTATCAAGGTTAGTGCTAGGCACTTTTGCCATACGCACATATAAGTTGGGGTATAAGCCGTTGTTGCTGGCTACCCAGTCGGCGAACCACTCCCAACTAAGCATGCCTAACTTAACGTCAGACACGCTCAAGTCGCGTGTGTACTCGACCGCAGCGTGAGTAAGTTCAAGGGCAGACATAACACCCTCTCGCTTCATGTTGCCTCTAAAGAAGCGCAACTCTAGTGTGTGTTCATTGTTGGTATTAACCGCGCTATATCTCTCGTTGGCTTGAAACCCATTAGGTCTGACTTTGTGGCGTACTGTAAAGCGTGGTATGCCATAGTCATCATGTAGGTACACGTCATTGAAGGTAGCATAGCGGTTAGCCTTACGACCCCCTAGTTTAGACATCTCTCTAGGGTTTTGATAAATCATGCGGATAAATCTGTGGATATGTGCGCCAGACTTGAACGCGTTGCGAGATACATGGACATGTAGCCCACAACTATTGGTATCCCATGAGCGTGCTTCGTACTTGTCGCGCAACTGCTCAATGGTATCCCATAAATCTTTGGCATGCTCATAGGCATACAAGGTATGCGGGTGAGTCACTAACTCAAAGCCGCGCCCGTTGATACTGCCGTCATGCTTAAGGTATGCCGTGCGTGTGTCTGATAGTATGCGGGTACTCTCTACTGCTTGAGCATACTCAGAGCCGGTGATGCGGTTGAGTTCCATTTCCAACTCGAACCCCATAAACAAGCCGTGCTTATCTATGCCGTGAAACTCTGGGTCTGGCTTGTAGCGATAGTCTTGAACTAACTCGTTAGTAAAACCGCCGTCACAAGTATAGCAATTCTCATCAGAGTCGTAATACTCGTCACAGTCCTCGCAAAAGTTTGCGCTATGCTCTAAGCAATATTCGCACCAAGTATAGTCACCTACGCGGGCATTACTGTATCGCCTAGCGTTGATGTGCTCGTCACACCTATCGCAGTAAAAACTGTCGTTTTCGTAGCATGCTTGACACCAACTCTCGCCGGATACTGTGTACCAATCGTCATTACTCATGCCGATATTGTCACAATGCTCACAAGTACAGATACAGTCAGAGCATACCCACGCCTCATAGTGCGTGAGGTACATGTTGTCCTCTGTATCCTCGTTGTGGCACGACTGACAGGATACCATATCCTCTGTCGTGTCCTCGTTGTCTATCATAATCACCCCCTAAGTGATTTTGTTAGTCGTATTATACTAAGTTAATCCTCATCTGTCCAGTCATCATAGATGTTATCATCTACAAAGTCGCACAGTTTTGTGTGTTTTTCGTCACAGATTTCGCAAGTCGTACTCACACGCTCGCCTTGTTGTCAAGTCGGGTCTGTGCTTGGTCTATCATCATGTTGGAAATCTTATCGCGTAGGTTATCCACGAACTGTTGGAGTCCGGTGAAACCCTGTGTCTTGAGTCTTGCCGACTCGTTGCGTAGGCTAGTGCGTAGCGTGTCTAGTTCGCTAGGCGTTAGCACTATCAGATAGTCACCATTACTCATAGTATATCACACCCCCTAAGGCGTGTCAAGTGCGGTATTTCCGCGTGTCGCGCTAGGGTCTTGAACCCTCGCACCCGTTAGGTGTGCGCGACTTACTATCTAGTGCCCTTGTAGTCCTGCTAGGCGTGTCTGCTTGTTGGCGGGTCGTAGGTCTGCCCGTGCTAGGCGTACCTTCTGCCCAAAAATCTCTCGCTTGTCCTGCCTATCTAGAGCGCGGTTAAGTCGCTCATAGTGGGCAAGTATTTCGTCTAGTCGTGTCGCCACGGCTACCCCCTATTACTTGTCGTGGATATTGAACCCTTGCGCTATCGGTTGAGCGTTAGCGCGGAGTTGTGCTAGTATAGCATTTTCTTGTGCCTCTGTCAAGTCGGGTTTAATCGTACGCTCGCCAGACATAACAACCTTGTAGGTGCGCTTGTGTAGGCGTACTACTTGCCCATGAACAAGCGGTGCTACTGTGCGTGTGTTGCCATGCTTGTCGGTGATAGTCACCGGTGAGCATACAGCACCCGTTAAGTTTAGGTTGCGCTTACCCCACGGGCGACTAGCCCGTATTGTAGGCGGTGTCATTACGATACTACCCGACCCATGATAAACACGGGTCACTTTACCTTCTCCCTTCTCTAACTTGTTGAGCCAATTCTAGCATGTCTAACCTTGCTTGTCAAGTAGGCGAGGGTTTCGGCGTGTCGGTCAATTTCGGCGTAATACTCACGGGCGACCCGTTGCTACTAAGTATCTAATCGCGGAAATCAAAACCTATTTCCAAAACCCTCTATTTACTTGTTGCGCCTATTCTAGCAGATTTCTTGAACTTGTCAAGTCCTGCCTATTTCGGCGTGTCTTGTTTATCCTTGTCGGATAACTTGATGACGGGAAGAATACTACACCATAACCCTAAGCGTGTCAAGTTTCCCCCACGCTCAAAAATTGTGAATTAGGTCACACAGAAAACTCTCAGGAAACTCCCAGAATTAGGGCGGGCATTATACCATGAAACCCGCAACTTGTCAAGCACCTAGCAATTACGGAGTGTCTAGACATAACCGACACAATAGACCAATAGGGCAAAACGGACACCCACCGGAAACCTATCGAACACTTGTACTAATCGGACATAAGGGGCAAATACTTTTATTTAGGGTATAGGGGGCGATTTATAACAAGTCGGGCAGATAGTCAGTACCCTCAGAAATCTCTCAGATAACACTCAGATAACCCTCAGGAAACTCTAATACTCAGGAAACTCTCAGGTAATTCTCAGTTTGACCCCACGCCTATTAAACTGCTGTGCCCCGGCCGTGGTAGTCTCACCCTAAAATTTTCTGTTATAAGTAGGCCGGGTATATAAAATTCGGACAAATCAGGACATTATACCCTGAAAATATAAATATATTACGGAAACCTGTTCGGTTTCCAGATTTGAACAGGTTTTCTATATATGTAATAATAATTCCATATATAGAGCGAGCTTCGCTCTACGGCTCGCTCGCTTATATAATATTATATATAATATATAATATATATGGGGATGTACTGCCCGTTATCTGACGGGCGTTATTACTGTGATTTTAAGGGGTATAATGGGACGCAAACCAGGCAAGGTAGATATACCTATGGCCGAGGCTAAGGAGCGGGTGCTCCAGCAGCTGAGCCAGGGGGCTACCATTACCGGTGCCATGGCATCCGTGAATCGTAACGAAGTTACCTTCCGGCAATGGTCCCTGAAGGACCCAGAATTTAAACAACGAGCCGATACCGCCCGCCTAGAAGGCAAGGGCGTCAAGGCTGACTTGAAGAACCTAAAGGATATCTCCTTTGAGGAGTTCTCTGAGCAGTTCCTAGACACCAAGCTCTTTGACCATCACAAGGATTGGGTCGACTTGATTGAGGGGCGCGAGCCCCGCTGGATGCATCCGGCTATGGTGTACGAGCCAGGGGCGGCCAACCGCGTCCTGATTAACGTACCACCCGAGCACGCTAAGTCCACAGTCATCACGATTAACTACGTGACCTACCGACTAGCTGTAAATCCAAATGTACGCATCATTGTAGTCTCTAAGACCCAGGGCATGGCCCGCAAGTTCTTGAGCGCAATCAAGACCCGACTTTCCCACCCAAACTGGATTAAGCTCCAGACGGCCTTCGGCCCGAATGGTGGATATAAGGCAGATTCACAGACGTGGTCTGCCGATATGATTTACCTCGGCTCTGGCCGAGATTCAGGAGAGAAGGACCCAACGGTTCAGGCTCTCGGTTTTGGTAGCCAAATCTATGGCGCTCGCGCCGATTTGATTATCCTCGACGATGTTGTGATGAACTCAAACGCCCATGAATGGGAGAAGCAAATTGAATGGCTTCAGAAAGAAGTCATCACACGCTTAGGACGACACGGGAAACTACTAATCGTAGGGACCCGTGTTGCTCCGGTAGATTTATATAAAATGATTCGGGACGGTCAGCAATGGACCGGTGGCAAATCTCCGTTTACCTACTTTGCCCAACCAGCTGTATTGGAATTTGATGAGAAACCTAAGAATTGGAAAACCCTTTGGCCGTGGACGGACAGGCCCGAAGGTGAGAAAGATGAAGCAAATGAACAAGGACTATACCCCAAATGGGACGGGGGAGCTCTCTTCACTAGACGAAGCGAAGTGGCGCCTTCTGTCTGGGCAATGGTATATCAACAAGAAGACGTCGTCGAAGACGCAATCTTTCCGCCAGCAGCAGTTGCAGGATGTGTCAACAGTATGCGAAAGCGCGGACCGCTTAAGCCAGGTGCTCCGGGTCATCCCAAGAATTTAGAATCAACCTATACGGTTATTGGTCTAGACCCTGCGATGACGGGGAACACGGCAGCGGTGGTCTTGACATATAACCGTGCTGATAGCATGATTTATATTTTAGATGCTATCAACATGACTGACCCAACACCTATGAAGATTCGTGCCCTGATTGAAGAATGGGTACCAAAGTACAAGCCTCAGGAATTACGAATTGAAATCAACGCACACCAGAAAGCATACGCACTCGACGATGAACTACGAGGCTGGCTCTCGATGTACGGCTGTCAGCTTAACTCTCACTTCACTGGTAAGAATAAGTGGGATACTAGCTTCGGTGTGGCTTCTATGGCAGGTCTTTTTGGCACTCTTAGAGATGGAAGATTCCAAGACAACAACATAATTGAACTGCCTTCTAACGAAGGTAGTGAGGGACTTAAGGCTCTTGTTCAGCAACTAATCACTTGGAAGCCTGACACAAGAAACGCAACAGACTGCGTGATGGCTTTATGGTTCGCAGTGATTCGTGTACGCGAGCTAATGCAACAGAGTTCCCAGTCAGCCAAATGGATGCAAAACCGTTGGGCTACTAGAGCACAAACAGAGAGACGATTCTCGATTAACTTAGATGAAGCTATTGCTGAGCAATGGCAACAAACTTACGGATAGGAACTAAATGTTATCTATTGAACAGATTGCAGCGCGAGTTGACTCGCTACGCTTTCGTAATGCAGACAGGGACGCACGCAACCTTGACGTCCTTGCTGTCCGTAAAGGCCAGATTGCTAGCGTATATCCTGACTTCTTTCCAGATGGAGTAGATGCCAATGTCGTTGCGAATTTTATTGACATTGTTGCTAGAGACTTATCTGAAGTTATGGCACCTCTGCCGGCCGTCAACTGCTCCGCAGCAAACCAAACGAGCGACCGTGCTCGCGCTTTTGCTGATAAGCGTACTCGCATTGCTAGTAATTATTTTGCTCACTCTGACCTATCCGTTCAGATGTATTCGGGAGCGGACTGGTATCTAACCTACGGCTTCTTGCCATTTGTTGTTGAGTTAGATGCAGAAGCTAAGCTACCTCGTATTCGCCTAGAAAACCCAGTGGGTGCTTACCCAGAGTTCGACCGCTATGGTCGTTGCATCGCATTTGCGAAGCGTTATCAATTAACGCTAGGCGAACTTGTTGCTCAGTTCCCTGAATATGAGCGTTCCTTACTTGGTGGACTTGGATACAAGCAGGACCTAAACTCTTTGATTGAGATGGTTCGCTACTATGACAAAGACCAATCAGTAATTTATTTACCAGATAAGAACAACCTTGTATTGTCAACTGTCAAGAATCCTCTTGGTAAGATGATGATTGTTGTAGCACGTAAGCCATCTATCGATGGTGAGATGCGTGGACAGTTCGATGATATCCTAGGTATTCAGTTGCTACGCAACCGCTTCGCGTTGCTTGCAATGGAAGCTGCAGAGAAATCTGTACAGTCTCCAATCGTACTGCCTCAGGATGTGCAAGAGCTACAGCTTGGTGGAGATGCGGTTATCCGTACATCAAACCCAACAGGTGTACGTCGTGTAGAACTTACAATACCACAAGGTGCATTTACAGAACAAACACTTCTTAATCAAGAACTACGCGTTGGTGCTCGCTATCCAGAGAGCCGTACAGGTAACGTCAACGCATCGATTGTCACGGGTCAGGGCGTTCAGGCTCTCATGGGTGCATTCGATACCCAGGTCAAATCCGCACAGGCAATCTTCGCCAGCGCCCTCCGTGATACAATCCAAATCTGTTTTGAAGTTGATGAAAAGATTTTCCCAGCAGAGAAGACCATTCGTGGTGTAGATGCTGGAGCTCCATACGAAATCACCTATAACCCTAAAAAGGACATTAAGGGTGACTATAGCGCTGATGTACGTTATGGTATGCTTGCAGGCTTAAACCCAGCACAGGGTCTTATCTTCATGCTACAAGCACTTGGTGGTAAACTTATCTCCAAGGATATGGCTATGCGTGAATTACCGTTCAGCGTAAACGTTAGCCAAGAAGTTGAGAAGATTGAAATTGAAGATATGCGTGCTGCTTTGCTTACAGCTTTGCAACAGTACACACAGGCTATTCCAACAATTGCATCACAAGGCGGAGACGCTAGCCAGATTGTTGCTAAGATTGCACAGGTGATTAAAGCTCGACAAAAGGGACAAGCAATCGAAGATGCTATTGAAGAAATCTTTGTGCCTGAACAACAGGTTCCTCCTGCTGGTGCCCCAATGGTTGAGCAACCGTCCCCTGCTCCCGGCGCATTGGCAGGAGGCGCTCTTCCTCCAGAAGGTGGAGCACCAGATGTGATGAGCTTACTATCAAGCTTAACCGGCGGAGCTCAGCTTTAATAAGTACCTAAGTATTCAATAAAACGATATAGGAGGAACGATGCCTCAGCAACGCAAAAAAGCTTCGAAGGCTAAGCCTCAAGCAAAGCGCAGAAGGACTACTAAAGAACCAGTATTAGTTAAAATTGATTTCTGGGCTATTGCTGCTAAAGAAGTTTATGATGCTTGCGTACGTGCTGGATTTGATGAAGGAACAGCTATGGCATTTGCAATGGACCGTTCCAGCTATCCTGATTGGATAGTTGACCCGAAAGACCCAATTAAAAATCCATTAGATGATTTTGAAGAGGATGAGGAATAATGGCAGTTGAAAATCGTGGTGGCTTCAGGCCAACAGCTCCTCAGAATAATCCGATGAGTGTTTCACCTATGGGTGGTAATGGTCAATCTGGCAGTTCTGCTGCAAAGAAGACAGCTAAAGCACAACAGCTTCGCATGTCAGGATTACCTACCGGAGAGAATCGAGCTCTGTCGCAACAGATTGTTGCAGGTGGTGGAGTTAAGACTACTGCCCCAGCTGTTGCTAGCGCTGGTATGCCTAGAACTTCAGCTATAAGTTTAGGACGTGGTGCACCAGTAACTCCAATTACAGCGCCTACAGCGCTACCAGAAGAGCCAATTCAGGCTGGCACAACATTACCTGGTGGCCCCGGCCCTGAAGCTTTAACGCTTCCACCACAGCCTGAGGGTGACAAAATGTTTAATTCATCCATTCAAGCATATGCACAACCATTAGAATATATCGTGAGCTTACCTACCACATCACAGGAGACGCGTGACGTAATTGCTCTATTGTTGCGCCAGACTGCTCAATGAGTGTATGGGATAATGTTGGAAGATTTGCTAAAGGTGCAACCGACTGGGTTAAAGATGTCGGCCTAGCAGCCATAGCACCTTATAAGTTTATCTGGGATGTCGGCACTGCGCCGTACAATGACAGAGAAGAATTCAATGGTGTTGCTAATACCTTGCGTCAGGCTAGCTTAGACTTCGGTAAAAATCTTGGTCGACCAGTTGGTGGACTAGTTGCTGGTATCTATCAGACCAACAAGAACATTATTTGGGAGCCTCTTACTGCTTTAGCTTTGGCTGGCGAAGAAGTATCTCTTGGTACACAAACAAAAGAAGAGAACATTGCAGGCTGGAAGAAAGCTTGGGAAGCTCGTAACGATGTTTCTCTTGGTCAAGCATACGCAGAGATGCTGCCATGGAGCTATGGATGGAAGCAGTATGCTAAGTTAACTGGCACTGAAGAAAATCTTCCATTAATACTTAAAGAAGACTTTGATATTTTCGACGCAGAGCAACGCCAAAAAGGATTTAAAGATTCGCTTTATGGTGGTGTTATGTCTGGAACACTTGACTTTTGGAAGCAAGTAGGACTTGACGTATCACTAATCGGCGGTAAAGGTGTACAAGCACTACGTACGCCTGATGACCCAATTGAGGCAATCAAGGGAATCGATGAAGCTTTAGCTGGCAAGAACAATAAATACTCTAAGATGGGTGAAGATTTTGCTGCTAACTCAGATTTGTGGGCACAGAAGCACCCTTGGGTACAAGCTGGTAATAATATTGGCGTATCGTCCTACCTACTAGGACAAGCTAGCACAAAAGAAGAAGCTCTTTATACAATGAAAGCTCTTCTTGGCGATTCAAGTTCCGTAGAAAAGCTAGATGCTATGAAGCGTCCAGATATTGCTGAGCCTATCAGTATTGCAAATGGACAACTTACACGCAGTGAGCTAAAGACTTTACTTCGTGATGAAAGAGTTCTAGGAAGAACACAAGATGAAGACATGCTTCCGCTGTCTTACTTGAGAACTCCAGAAGAAATCGCAGCGGATACCGAGTTCCTTCGCATCTATGCTCAGCATGACAAGTACATCGCAGCCCTAATGGGCGTATCAGAAGTTGCACCAATGACTGAAGGTGTAGCAACTGGGCTATCTCAGCGCTTCAACCGAGAGATTGCTACTGCTCGTACAGCCGGACTAGTTGACGAAGCTATAATTGAACCTACGATGGAGATTTATCAGCCTACCCCATTCCATCGTATGTACTACAAAGTATCTACTCTTGGCAAAGAAACTCCTTCAGGTCTTGCAAATCTTAATGAGGGTGACTCAATCAAGGAAGTTACAGCAACTCTTAATAGATTAGTTGACAAAGAACTTGTTGGCTCTGATGTAGCAGCATCTTTCCTATCTCGCTATGGTGCAGCAATATCACCTGAAGCTAAGTTTGATATATTAGTAGCTTTAGAAGAGGCCGGCTTTGCCGCTATTGGTAAGAAGCACGGCTTAACTGTTGATGAAGTAAAGACTTTGTTGAACCATCACCAGGCACTAAAGAATGGCTTCTTGAGAGAGATGAAAGAAGTCGGCTATGTCTACGACAGCATCACCGATACCAACATAAAGGCTGCTTTGTTTGAATCACAGACAGCCAACTTCTACCCTATTGCTGACTTTGATTTAATCGATAGAGTAATCAGCTCTAATAAAGGTGCATTCAAGACTCTACACGAAATCTATGGTAGCAGCATCCAAGCACTGGAGGCTGTTAACGACCTATGGAAAGCTTCTGTACTTCTACGTGTTGGTTACCCTGTACGTAACGCCCTAGATTCACAGCTACGTATTATGTCTGTATTCGGCGCCATGACTACCATGCGCCATATGGGCAAGGGCATGCAGAACCTAGTTGAGAATAAGTACAATCAGGGTGCTCGTTTAATCGATAACATTGGCAACTACCGTAAAGGCTTGAAGCCGTCATCTTATGGTGAGATTAAAGCCAGCATGCAAAAAGCTGGAGCTGAGATGGCCGAGCATGAAGCTAATATTAAGAAGATTTCAAAGCAGCTAGAGAAGTCACCAGATGACCCAGACTTAACTGCACAGCTTGTAGCTGAAAAGGTTAAGTATGACGCTAAGGCTGCAGTATATCAGACTAATAGTGACTCTTTGACAGCTCTAGAAAAAGCAAAGTTAAAGACACAAAAGAAGACTCTTGGACAAGAGGACTTCAAGTTATCGTCTATGTATGAGAGCCCAGATGGCTCACAGTTTACTGTACATGGTAGCTTTGGTGGCCCACTGGGCGACATGTTCCGCACCTTGAACTCATCTGAGCGTGTAATGTCACGCATACTAGATGACTATGCTAACATTTATGGTGCTAAGTTTGCATCTGGTACCCGTGGCAAGATTACTCCTGATATGGATAACTACTACAAGGAATGGTCAGATGCTATTAATAAAGCATTTGGAAACTCTGCTGTAGTTAAGCAGCTACTCATACCCGGCGAAGATGTGACTTCTGTGGCAAGATGGCTAGAGACTACAGATGATGGACGTAAACTACGTGCACGCCTAGGATTATCTAGAGAAGAATCTCTGGAGTATGTAGCTACAGTAAAGAGCTTTATGGATAACTACATGCCATCAGGCAGTGGTATATCAGATGAGTTAGCTAAGGCTGGAGCTGTAACCCCTCAGTTCCTACGCGAGGCTATCAAAGACCCAGCTAAACTACCTACAGTTCATGGTTTCCTACTTGAGGAGAACATTAACCGCAAGGGTGCTAACTGGACTAAGCGTGCTATCAATAAGGCATTTAAGATTATTGGCTCAATGCCTGAAGATGCCTGGGCACGTAACCCATTGTTTGATGAGATTTACCGCCGCTCCGCACAGAAACGTTTTGCCACATATGAGTTCTTAAATAAGAAGAGCTTTACAGCTGACGAGTTCCGTGAGATTCAAAAGAATATTGAAGCTGGTGCGAGAGCTGATGCCCTAAAGGGAGTAAAGGAAATCCTTTATAACGTAGAGCGTCGCACAAGTTTAGCGCAAGCTTTACGCTTTATTGCCCCATTCTTCTCTGCACAAGAGAACTCTATTAAGACTTGGCTAAAGATTGCTAGTGAAAAGCCTTATATCTTCACCCGTGCAGCTGCACTATGGTATGCTCCTAACAGCGCAGGACTTATTACAGATGAAGAAGGCAATCCAGTACCACCATATACAACCCTAGATGGTAATGAAACTATATGGTTGCAGGTTCCTGAATCAATGAAGAAGCTACCGCTTATTGGCGAAGGCTTAAAGAGCATGGAACAAGTCGGTATTAGTAAGCGCTCTATCGACGTAGTCTTTATGGGCAATCCATTCAGTCTAGGTGTTGGACCTTACTTTGCATTGCCTGCTTCTTATCTAATCAAGATGGCACCTGATACAGATGCCGTATTAAGTTGGGCATTCCCATATGGACCAGATACCTCAGTTCAACAGTTCCTTCCTACATGGTTACGCCGTCAGGTAGAACGCGCTCAGGGTATGGATAGCCCTGCGTATGCTAGATTGTTTGCTACAATCTGGCTGACCGAACAGCAGAAGGCTAAAGAAAACGGCACTCCATTCAAGAGTGACAAAGAAATCAAGAAGATGACTGATGCTCTGTACAATACACGTACATGGGCTAACTTGATTCTTCCATTTGCCCCTCAGTTCCAGAGTCCATACCGTATCTACATTGAGAAGTACCGTCAGTATAACGACAAGTATGGCGTACAAGCTGACCAGAAATTCATGGAAGATTACCCTGAATTCTTTAGCTTTGCTATTTCTCTATCAGAGAATAGAACTGGTTCCGCAGCAACAATGACAGATGTTAAGAATGCTCAGCGCTATGCAGACTTGATTTCAGAAGTTAAAGACTTAAATCCTTCTTTGGTAGGTTTAATTACTCGCGGTTCCAAGAAGTCAGCATTCTCACCTACCGCATATTGGTGGCAAGAAGAGACAGCTATATCTCCAGGAACTTCAGAGAGATTCCGTGGCGCAGTTGACCCCAAGGAAGCTATTCAGCGTAATCAGGCCCGTGAAGGTTGGGTAAAGTTCCGCAGGATTCAAAGCTATATCGATGTAGAATTACGTCGTCGCAAGCTATCATCATTAGATGCTGCAGGAGCTTCTGATTTGAAAGCGTTAAAGACTGCCACAGTTCAAGCCCTGGCTAGCAAGATTAATCCTGTAACTGGTAAGCCTACAGGTGAGCCAAGCGCTTGGTATATAGATTATCTAGACAGAGATGGCACAAAGACTACCCGATTTGTACAGGGACTACAAAAGATTGTCAGCAATCCTACATTCATGGAGGACAATGCTGATAGTGGTACTTGGAAATCTGTAATTGCGTATCTTAATATGCGTGGCTTTGTAGCTTCAAGACTAGCTCTACGTAATTCTAAAGATATCAACGCTAGAGAAAATGCTGATTTAAAGATACTAATGTCTGCAGTAGCTCTTCGCCTAAAGGGCGAGGATATAGGGTTTTCGGACCTATATGATAGATATTTAGACCAGGACCCTATATACGATAAATACCTAGGAGTTGGCAAGTAATGGATGAGGCAGCTATACAAGCATTTATGCAAGCTATGGGTGTTACAAGAGACCAGGCTATTGCCGCACTCAGCGCAGCATACGCCATGGGTGGCGGCACGGGAAGCGCAAATGTTTACCTAGGCGAGAAGGTAACCAAGAAAGGCAAGAAGGCTCCAGCTAGAACGATGGCCCCTGGTGCTTCTGATGTAGCAGGTATGGGCGGACAAGCTAAAATTGTAGAAGTTAATACTAAACCTAAAGAAGATATCTATAGTGAGTTTTGGTCAAACCCGGGCACTCAGAATCAGGTAATGACCTATCTCCAACTTATGGGCCGTGCCAATGCTGGCAAGCCAGGTGCTTATGAAGTATGGAAAGATATCGTAGACCAAGCAGCTGAAATCTACAGAGGTGGCAGTGGGCCAAAGATTACCCCATACGAACTTCTTAATATGTCAATGCAGGGCGCATCAGCTACTGACAATATTCCACAGCGTCAGATTCGTGAGTATGACAAAGGAACTCTTTCTGAAATTGCACAAGCTTTTGCTATCAAGAACAGAGGCAAGAAGCTAGATGATGCAGAGCTCCAAGAAGCCCTAGACATGGCTGATAAGATTATTCAAAAGGGTGTACTTACAAAGACTGAACAAGTCCGTAACCCAAAGACTGGTAAGTTAGAGAATGTATCTAAGACTACCGGTGGATTTAGCCAAGAGAAGTTTGAGTCTATGCTTGGCAAGAAGTTTGAAGAAGAGACTCCAGAGCTAGTAGAACGTCGTAAAGCATTCGAAGGCCTTGACCTATTCCAGAAGATTATGGCAGGTGGAATTTAATGGCATTCCCAATTACCACAGGTAGTCAGGTTGATAGTAGCGGTGAAGGTGTTACAGTAAACATAACTGGACCAAGCACTGCTGACGTATTAAAAGCTGCCGCTTTATCAAACCCTGATATCGCAGCTCAAGTTCAAATGCTTCAGGCTCTAGCCACTCTAGGCGACAGCAAACTAGAAGAAGCTTGGAGACTATGGGAAGCTGGCGATATCGACGGCATGCGTGCTGCGATTCTTGCAAGCAATTTCTATAAGAACAACAATGCCACAGCCCGTGCTAGAATCATGGCTGAACAGTCTCAACCTGGCGCTTATCTAGATGCTCTAAACAAGTATAAACTAGAGACACGTAAGAGCCTTGTATCCTCTGGCTTAAAGATGGATGCCAAGTTATTTGATGGCTTAGCTAAGATAGCCTATAATTCAGGTATGGATGAGAATCAGCTTAAGCTACTGATTGTTAATTCTAATCTAGTTACTGGCTACGGCGGAGCAGTCCTTGGTGATACCTCGGCACTTAAGTCCTATGCCAACTCTTTTGGAGTTGGTCAGTATCTAGACAATAAGTATTGGGCCCAGAAGTCACAGGACCTATTCCTCGGCAATACCACAACTGAAGATATTCAGGATGAAGTACGCAATATTGCAGCTAGCGCTTTCCCAGGATATGCTGAACAAATTAAAGCTGGAGTTGCAATTGACTCTTTAGCTTCAGCATACAAGGGAGCTATCGCCTCGGTACTTGAGGTTGACCCAGACTCTATTACATACCAAGACCCGAGACTTCGTGCTGCATTACAAAACGTGGGTCCAGATGGTAAGCCTGCAGTTAAACCACTATGGCAGTTCGAGCGTGAGCTTCGTATGACTCCTGAGTGGGAGAAAACTAACAACGCTAGAACTACTATTGATAATCTTTCTTATAAGGTTATGAGTGATTGGGGTCTTATTTAATGAGAATCGTAGGCAGACCCGGCGACATAATGCTAGATAGCGACGCCGAAACAGGTGCTGGAACACGTAGTGGTTCTGAGTTAGACCCTAGTAGAATGACGGCTAGAGAAAGAGCCGCTCTTCGCAGAAGAACTGCTGCTGAAACCGCAGCTACAAAAGCAAGAACAAATCAAGCATTATCAGCTGCTGAAAATGCAGTAAATGAAATTAAAGCAACTGTAGGCAGTGGTGCTGCATTTAACGCAGCAGCAGCCGAAGCCGCAAAAGAAGCAGAAAATGCTTTACGTGTAGCTGAAGAGCAAGCAAAGAATGCTGAGATTGGGGAAAGTTTAGCTCAGTCAGAAGTTGATAGAGCTGCAGTAGAAGCCAGACTAAAGGCAGCACAAGAGGCTGCAGAAAAAGCAGCAGCGGAAGCTGCAGCAAAATTAGCAGCGCAAGAAGCTGCCGCAAAAGCAGCAGCGGAAAAAGCTGCAGCAGAAGCAGCGGCGGCTAAAGCTGCTGCAGATAAAGCATTAGCTGATGCAAGAGCAGCAGCAGAAAAAGCAGCTGCAGATGCAGCAAAAGCTAGCGCAGATGCTAGGGCGGCAGCAGACAGAGCGTTAGCTGAAGCAAATGCTAGAGCAGAAGCAGCACAGAAAGCAGCACAGGAAGCAGCAGCAAATGCTGCAGCCCAAGCTCAAGCAGCACAAAATATAGCTACAGCTGCTGCAGCCAATGCTAACATAAACGTAGCTGGCAATGTTCCCACAACCGTACCAGGTCCATTTGCAACTGTTATAGGACAGCCTACTGCAGCTGATGTGGCTGTCAAGATGTATACTGAACAACAGGCTGCTGCAGAAAAAGCATTGAACATGCAGCGTGAGTCAGTCATCGCAACCCTGACAGATAGATTTAATAAGTACAACTTACAAGGTTTGATTCCTACCATCACTCGCCTAGCGAGAGAGGGTGCTACAGAGTCAACAATTACATTAGCCTTGCAAGAAACAGATGACTATAGGCGTCGCTTTGCTGCTAATCAAGAGAGAATGAAAAAGGGTTTACAGGTTCTCAGCCCTGCTGATTACTTAAACCTAGAAGATAGTTATCGACAAACATTACGAGCATATGGCTTGAATCAGTTCGATACAGATGCCTATGTCTCTCAGTTTATTAGTAACGACATGTCACCATCTGAGCTATCTCAGCGTGTGGCCACAGCTGTACAAAGAGTACAGAATGCTGACCCAGCTATTACCAAGACTCTTCGTGACTTCTATGGTATTGGGCAGAATGACCTAGTAGCATATGTCCTTGACCCGAACCAACAGTTCCAGAGGATTGAGCGTCAGGTAGCAGCAGCTGAGATTGGTGCTGCAGGTAAGCTACAGGGAATTGATGTAGGAGCTCCAGTTGCTGAACAGCTTGCTGCACAGGGTATTACCCAGGCTCAGGCACAAAAGGGTTATGCAACAATTGCTGACATCCTACCCACAGCTGATAAACTATCTTCAATCTATGGAGATACGATGGAGACTTACGGCTTGAAAGAAGCAGAGCAGGAAGTATTTAATACCCTTGCATCAGCTCAACGTAAGCGTCAGAGACTAACTCAAAGAGAACTTGCTGAGTTCTCAGGAGCTTCTGGTACAGCCAGAGGCTCATTAGGCAGCCAAGTAGGCGGCCAATTCTAGAATCCTGAGCGGACCGGTCGGCCCCGCCAGCGTAATAGACCGATAGTAGGAGCCATACTATTTTCCCCGAATAGCTATGAGGCCTGCGAACTAACAACGAATAGAAAGGGTGGTTGCTATGAGCAACAACTACTGGGACGACGAAGACGATGACCTAGATAACGAGCCTCAGCTCGATGGAAGTGACTTGTTAAAGAAGTTACGCAAAGCCAAGAGAGCAGATGAAAAACGTATCAAAGAACTCACAGAGCAGCTTGAGACATTTACCAAGTCGCAGCGTGAGCAGATTGTCAAGAATGTCCTAGCAAAAAAGGGTGTCAACGAAAAAGCTGCACGCCTTGTAATGAAGGACTTGGATGAAGTTAACGAGGAGACAGTATCGCACTGGCTCGATGATAACGCAGACTTGTTCGGACTCAAGGTAGCTGACGAAGCACCAGTAAGTCAACAGGACCTTGCACGGCTACGCCAGCAAGATTTCCTAACACAAGGTGCACTGACACCTGATAGAGGATTAGATTTAGACCAACGTCTGAATCAGGCAGGTTCTGCTGAAGAACTATTGTCAATCCTTCAATCACAACAATAATCCGTTCATAGTCAAGGAGACTAAAACTAATGTCAAACCAATATACGTCAACCGCGAGCACCTCGCTCGGCGGTTCCGTTGGTGGCGCAGGTCTCGTACAGAAGGCGTATGACCGTCTTCTCGAGTTCGCTCTCCGTTCAGAACCACTAATTCGTTCTGTCGCAGATAAGCGTCCTGCCCGTCAAGCTATCCCAGGCCAGACCGTTGTACTACAGAAGTACGTCGATTTGGACCAGGTAACTGGTACACTAACAGAGACAACTGACCCAGATGCAGTTTCTCTATCAACACCTACAACTGTAACCGTAACTCTAAACGAGTACGGAAATGCAGTTCTAGTAACCCGTGCACTTGAGTTGTTCTCACTTGCAGATGTAGACCCAGCTATTGCAAACATCATTGCTTACAACCTAGCTGACTCCATCGATGCAGTTGCTATGACAACTCTTCGCTCCGGTTCAAACAACATCTTTGCTGGAAACGCAACTGCTGTTGCTAACGTAGATGCTGCTGATACAATCGATTCAGCTGACATCCGTCGCGCTGTTGCTAAGCTACGCGCTAACAAGGCCAAGGCTCGCCGTGGCTCACTATACTGGACAGGTATCCACCCAGAAGTTTCACACGACCTTCGTGCAGAAACCGGAAACATGGGCTGGAACTTCGTACATGCACAAACATCTCCAGCTGCAGACAAGATTTGGGCAGGAGAAATCGGAGATTACGAAGGCGCATTCTTCGTAGAGTCACCACGTTTGTACAATGCTAAGTCAGGTGCAGACCAGACTCCTCTTGCTACAACCGCTGTAACCGTTGCTGGTACATCAGCTGGCTTCACCTTCGGTGTTGCTTCAACTGCTGTTATCGCAACCCGTGCTGAGGTTGGCGACAAGATTGCTGGAACTGGTATCGCTTCAGGTGCTAAGATTACTGCAATCTCCACCTCTGGCTCAACCACAACCTTCACTGTAGATACAGCTAACACCGGTGCAGTTACTGCAACCACAACTGTAACTGTAACTCCAGTAACTCGTGTATTCGACACAATCGTGTGCGGTGCTCAGGCTATGGCAGAAGCCGTTGCTGAAGAGCCACACATCGTTATCGGTAACGTAACTGACAAGTTGATGCGCTTCCGCCCAATGGGCTGGTACGGCGTACTAGGCTTCGCAGTTTACCGCGACGAGGCATTGTATCGCATCACCTCTGGTTCCTCAATCGCTGCTCTCTAGTTGATTGACTCTGCGGGGTAGGCCTTGAAACCTACCCTTCGGGGTGAGTTCACTAGAAAGGGACTTATGACAACCTGGTTATTTAAAACCCCAACCGTAGAGGAAGGGCCTGCTGGTGAGCACCGTTTGTTTTACTTCTATAAAATTGACAGAGGTATTACAATTGTACAAAAGCCTACCGGAGGATATGCACAGATTCGCTATCCTGTAGATGACGACTTGGATTTTTATCCAGCTGTATATCGTGGTGGATATTCATACGAAGTGGATGACGCAACCCGTGAGGCACTTATCAACGGTAACGTCGGAGTTACAACGGAGAACTTTACAGCACTATGAAACATTGGGAATATCATCCTGAGCCGGTGGACGGCTGCTTTGGGTGTAAAGGCCTAAGCATACAGATGAACGCAGGAGACGCTGACAGTCGGAAACAGATGCCGAACAAAGCGTTCAACAAAGAATTGGATGCCTACAAAGAGGCTAGAGCCCAAGGCATTCAGCCTTCTGGAACTTCAATGAAGAAGATTCAGGAAGCAGTAAAAGCTAGTGAGACATTAGGTCGGCCATATGATGCCGGTAAGATGCCACCAGCTAAAGCAATCAACAAACAATCAGCAGCGGTAATGAAAGAACTAGGAGTATAATATGCCAAAGGTAGGAAAGAAAGAATTCCCATACACAGCTAAGGGCAAGAAGATGGCTAAGGCTGAAGAGATGAAAATGATGAAGAAGAAGGCACCAGCTAAGAAGGCAGCCATGAAGAAGATGGGTAAGAAGAAGTAATCATGGCCAAAAGAGATGACAATTACTTCGGTAATTTATTCAAAGAAGGCGGCCAGTTTGTCAATGCTTGGCGTAAGTCATTTGATGCTGACGCAGCAGTAGGTCCTGGTGCTAATCAAAGAGCAGTAGCTGCTCGTAAGAAGCAACAGGCAGAACAAGGCCAATTCCTAGGAGCTCTACTACAAGGTAGACGCTACAATAAAAAGGGCAAGCAGAAATGAAAAAGACTGCTAAGCAAAAGAAAGTTTCTAAAGTAATGCGTGAGTTCAAAGCTGGCACATTACATGCAGGCAAGGACCCGAAGGGTCCAAAGAAAGCCAAGGTAGTAAAGAACCGCAAGCAGGCTATTGCCATTGCTCTGTCTCAGGCAGGTATGGCTCGTAAGAAGAAGGGCAAGTAAATGGCAACAGTAAGAAAGCGCCCAACTGTAGCAAGCAAGACACAGCCACAGAATATATACAATGCATTCTCCGAGTGGGCAACTCAGCAGGCTAAGTCTGGTAATGCTGCACGCATGGGAGCTAAACAAATTAAAGCAGAGAATGATGGAGCGAAACTACGTGGTAAAACTCCAAAGGTAGTAAAAGTAGATAGCAATCCAGTCAAGGCTGGAGTAACCCGCATTGGCCGCATGTCAGGCGGCGGTGCAGGTGGTATGTTCGGAATCAAGAACCGATAATGTCGTCAGGTAAGGGCAAGGCGCATCATGGTTTTAACCCAGTTCAGATTAAAAATGGATATGTGGTGCGCCTTCGCAAAGACGGTAGAATTCAAAAGGTACTAGGAAAGTATGGTGAGTATGGAAAAGAAAGCGGACCCAAGGCTTAAGAGAGCCGGTGTTTCAGGTTTCAATAAACCTAAGCGCACTCCTAATCACCCGACCAAGTCACATGTAGTTGTGGCTAAAGTAGGGGACAAAGTAAAGACTATTCGTTTCGGTGAGCAAGGCGCTAAGACTGCTGGTGCTCCTAAAGCTGGAGAGTCTGACAGAATGAAAAAGAAGCGTGCATCATTTAAGGCACGCCATTCAAAGAACATTGCTAAAGGAAAGATGTCAGCCGCTTATTGGGCTGACAAGGTAAAGTGGTAATGGCATACACCAATCCTGAACTTCGTGAGCGAATCAAAAAGAAAGTTATGGCCAGTAGCAAGGGCGGTAAGCCCGGGCAATGGTCAGCTCGCAAGGCACAACTTGTAGCGCAAGAATACAAGAAAGCTGGTGGTGGTTACTCTGGAAGTAAGACTAGCAAACAAAAATCTTTAAGCAAGTGGACTAAGGAAGACTGGGGTACCAAGTCAGGTAAACCTAGCACCCAAGGCGACAAAGCCACAGGGGAAAGATATCTTCCCAAGAAAGCACGTGAGAAGTTGTCAGCTTCTGAATACGCTAAGACATCAGCAAAGAAGCGCGAAGACTTACGCAAGGGTAAGCAGTTCTCTAAGCAACCTAAATCAATAGCAAAGAAAACTTCGAGGTATAGATAATGGCAACAGGCACAGCAGGTAGTTCATTTACTAGCGAGCTTAATCGCTTAGCTAATGGTGGCACTTATCCATCTATTCTAAATTACGTAGCACCTACTAAGGCTGCAAACGTTTATGCAGGAACTACAGGCTTAGCCTTGATTGCTGCCTTGAATAAAAAAGCAGATGCCAATCGTCAGCCGAACAACTATAAAGCTCTTGGCGGAATCTGTAATGAACTTGCAGGAACAACGAACTTATCACCGACTGACGCTTTAAGGAGCATTAACCTGTGACAACACTTAGTGAAATGATTGATGAGACATTAGTTAATCTCTCAGGCTATACCTATCAACAAGATAGAAGTACTTATCTTACTGCTCCAGTTACCACATTAACTTCTCCTAGCTCCTCTCCGACAGTGCTAAGCCTAGGCTCTACTCAAGACTTAGGCAAAGGTGTAATTGAAGTTGACGAGGAGCTTATGTGGGTATCCTCCTTCGACCGTGTTAGCAATACAGCCACCATCGCGCCTTATGGCCGTGGCTATCTAGGCTCTCAAGCTGCTACACATATTGGCGATACCAAAGTTACCATCTCCCCAATTTTCCCACGCTATGTAGTTAAGCGTGCCATCAACGACACTATCCGTGCCATGGGCACACAGCTTATGGTTATTGGTCAAACAACATTTGTGTTCAACCCATCTGTCACAACTTACGAACTAACTGACAGCAATGGCAACCCACTTAATATTGAAAACATTCTAACCATGTCATGGCAGGACATTGGTCCTAGCCAGGAATGGATTAATGTACGTCGCTGGACATTTGATTCTAAGGCAGACACGGGCACCTGGGGTGCCGGAGCTCAAACAGTTACAATTGGTGATTACATCACAGCTGGGCGTACAGTCAAGGTTAACTATGTAGTACAGCCACAGGCCATGTCAAACAGCACAGATGTGTTTACCACCACAACAGGGTACTCTGAGACCGCTCGTGATGTTGTAATCCTGGGCGCAGCATACCGACTATTGACTTACCTAGACCCAGCTCGTGCATCTCAAATCAGCCCACAGGCAGATGAGATTGATGCTAAGCGCTCCTTTGGCTCTGCCAACTCCGCTGCTCGTCAAATATTCGCACTTTATCAACAAAGACTTAAAGAAGAAATATCAGCCTTCCAGGGTCAATTCCCAACCCGAGTTCACTACAGCCGATAGGAACATAAATGACAACACGCCAATACTCGTCCCGTAGCCAGCAGAGTACGCTGACTGGAACAATTACATCAGGTGCAACCTCGATGACAGTTGTTTCAGGAACAACTCTTCTAGGCGGTGTGACAATCCCAGCTGGTCGTACCTTTACATTGGTTATTGACCCAGACACAGCTCTTGAAGAAATTGTAGATGCCACGGCGGTAGCCACTAATACCTTTACAGTCACCCGCGCAATTGATGGCTCATCAGCACAGGAACATTCAGCCGGTGCGGTAGTGCGTCACATGGCTATTGGTCGTGACTTCCGTGATGCTAACCTACATGCCGAGGCTTCTGCCTACTACAATGATGGTAGTGGTACAGGCCACACAATGCATGGCATTAGCTCTGGCGAAGGTGATGTAGTTGGTACAGCTAAGACACAAACTCTGACCAATAAGACTCTTACCAGCCCAACAATTTCTAATCCAACCTTTACCGGCACTCCTAGTGCCGAGGCAAGCATTGTCTTTGAAGGCTCTACCGCTGATGCTCACGAGACTACCCTGACTGTAGTTGACCCAACACAGGACAATACAATCACCCTGCCTAACACAACAGGTACCGTAGTCCTTGATTCAGCAACCCAAACCCTGACTAATAAAACCTTGACAAGCCCTGTAATATCAGGTTCACCAGTAATCACAGGTCTGTCTAGCGCAGGTATGATTTCATCCTCTGCTACCCCTAAGGATTACGTAGATAGCATCCTAGGCTCAGCAACGGCTGCAGCAACCTCAGCAGCATCGGCTGCTACAAGTGCTGCCTCTGCCGCTACAAGTGCCTCTAGCGCGGCTACAAGCGCTTCTAACGCCCTAACTAGCGCCAACAGTGCATCTGCCTCAGCCACAGCAGCAGCCACCTCTGCAACCTCTGCAGCGGCTTCTGCGACAGCAGCGGCAACCAGCGCCACAAGCGCTGCAGCATCTGCTACTACGGCTGCTAACTCTGCTACCGCAGCAGCAACATCTGCATCTTCGGCTAGCACCTCAGCATCCTCAGCCTTAACATCGGCTAACTCAGCAAGCACTTCAGCAACTAGCGCATCTAACTCAGCGACTGCTTCGGCTACCTCAGCCAGTGCTGCTGCTACCAGCGCTACTTCTGCTGCAGCCAGTGCAACTGCTGCTGCTACCTCAGCGACTTCAGCATCTGCTAGCGCTACTGCTGCTGCAACTAGCGCAACAAGCGCTGCTGCTTCAGCAACTGCTGCATCTACAAGTGCAACTAATGCTGCAACCAGTGCTACATCCGCAGCCGCATCAGCGACTGCTGCTGCTACATCTGCTTCAAGTGCTGCGGTATCTGAAACAAATGCGGCAACGTCAGCATCAAGTGCAGCAACTTCAGCATCATCTGCTTTAACTAGCGCTAACAGCGCCAGCACTTCGGCAGCATCTGCATTAACTTCTGCTAATAGTGCTGCTGCTTCATTTGACTCCTTTGATGACAGATACCTAGGACCAAAGGCTTCTGCCCCAACTGTAGACAATGATGGCAATCCGCTAACAAGCGGAGTGCTGTACTACAACACCACAAGCGGTGTTATGTTTGTATACAACGGCAACACAAGTGCTT